TGCTCTCATATGAATTCCACCATTAGGAAGGAGAGCAATCATTTGTCCGACTCTATGCTGAACCATCCAGTGCTCATAACCAGGAACATCAGATATTGTCGTTGTTATTCCTGACCGGGTTTGATGTGCATAGAATAAATCTCCTTTCAATCCACCTTTTCTCGGATCTTTAGGTTCATCAAAATTAGGTTCTGTTTTTTTTCTATTATTATCATTATCATTATAATTAGTCATTAATTTTCTCTCTATTAAACACCGGGATATTGACCATTTAATAACTTTTTTACACTAGGATCAAACAATGTTTTTGCTTTTGATGCAACTTCATTTATCAATTGTGCTCTTATGTTATTAGGAATTCTTTGTATAGATTTACTTAGTAGATCAGCAGCAGGTCCAAATAAGTTTTGTCCTTTACCTCCTGCTTGAGCAGAATTCATTAGACTTATTAGGGATTGTATTGCAGATGCTATTTTTTGTGCAGATTGTTTATTTGGTTTTATATTTCCATTCATATCCATTTGCATTGTCATAGAACCATATGGACCTTCAGTCTGATATTCTACAACAGGTAAATATACTTTCACTCTTTCATTAACAAAAGAATATTTCACTTCTGGCAATACAGTTATTAAATTTGAATCTTGATTTGCTGAGACAACAACATGCATTTGATTATTTACATTGATGCTATATCCTTGAGTAAAATATATTGTGGATTTACTAACATCTTTGTCTAAAAGTAAGTAACTCACATCAGAAACATTGTCATCTATCACAGTAGCAGTTAAACCTGTTTCTGCTTGTTTTGCAAAGTTCTCTAATCCTCTTATACTTTCATCTTCATGTAATCTTTGCATAACAGTTATTAGATCAGATAAATTAGTAACTTGTGATAACAAATCAACAGCATTATTCATAAATGTTTCTTCATGTATTCTATCCGATGTCACATTGCTACCATTGGTAGATGTACTTGTTAATAGAGTTGACATACTATTGAATGCTGTAGCAACTTCACTTGGCATATTTTTTGTTGCTTGACTTTTTTGACTATTTGACATATTGTTTAACAAAGAAGCAAGATTCATAATAGAACCAGGTAATTGTGATAGTATACCTGATGTAGGAATCTCAGCAAAATTTTGGATTGCTGTTGCTATTTGTCTAATTTCTGGAACATATTGACCGAGAATTGGTGGATCAGTAACACTAATATTTAATCCTGCTGTTAATGCATGTTTCCACTCTTGATTTTTTTCGTTGGCTTCTCTAACTTTTGCGCCTTTATTAATAATTTCTCTGATATTAGGTTTGACTTTTTTACCAGTAGATTGTTGTATTGCCCATTCTAGCCACTTAGCAACTGGATTATTGCCAGGTTGTGATGATGGATTGTTTACTTGTTTGAATACACCTATGATTGTTTCTGTTCCAGGTAGTCCAGTTTCTGATTTTGATAGACACACTGTTCCATATTCTGGTGCTTTGTTATTTTCTTCAATTGCTTTTTGAGTTGTTGAAATAAGACCACCAATAAAATTTAATTGATCTACTGGATATCCTTCTTTTGAGTGTATTAATGGATTAACAACTTTACATAGTCCAGAATTATATTGATCTAAATCTTGATTACCACTAACGACAATAACTGGTCTCAAATCATCTGGAAAATTTTGAATACCTGGCATATTATACTATTCCTTGTCCTACAGTAGTACTCACACAATCCATTGTAATTGTAGAGAATCCACCAAATTTAATGTTATGAGATAAACTGGCAATCAAATATGTACCAGAACCATATACTTTTTCATCTTCTTTTTCTTTATTTATCCAATCGATACTAATTACTTTTCCTGCATTCAACTTTGGATTCCATGGTACAGTTAGTCTTAGTGCTATTTTATCTTTTTCTAAGAGAGACATTCTTGCCTGTCTTCTCTGAATATAAAGATTTGTGTAATCAGGACAAGCATTCTGTTGTTTTGCTGAATCCATATTAGATAGTGCCATCTTAACAACACCTGCACCTATTCCACAACCATTCACATTAACACCAAATAAGTTAGTAGATTTTGTTATGGGATTAAAAGTTAGCAATGTATTAAGTTTTTTACCATCTGTTCCTACACCATTCAGTATATCAGATAATAGATCAAAATCACAAGGAAATGATAATGTCATAATTGTATAAGGATTACCATATCCATTCTTAGCACCAACCTCAGCAAATTTAAAATTCATCACTGGTGATTGTCTACACAAAGAATATAATGATCTGAAATGATGTGTGCCACCGTTTTCATAAGTCATATAATGAACAAACGATGGCTCATCTTCTGGATCTAATGCAGCTTGGGCTTGTTGTGATACTACCTGAAATGGATGTATGTTTTCTGCTCTATAATCTCTTGCTGGTTTTGATTCTTCTACATCCAGATTCTTTACACCAGCACAAGTTCTTAAAACATAATTAGTGATGTGTGATGGTGTTTTGCATGACCACATTTTACTAACAAGAGTTCCTGCATCATTTAATAAAGATTGATCGCAAGCATGTATAGTGAACTGCTCAATATTGTTATTCATTAATTTTCTATTATCAATTCTATATGTCGTTTGTTTTATACTCATAGATGTAGGCAATTCAAAATAACCTAATATGTCTCTTTGTAATTCAATACTCATATCAGAGTTTTTGAATAAATCTAAATTTTTTGGTGGTAAACTATGAATATAACTGAAAACACGAACTGATGTCTGTAGTCCTGGTGTCAATATACTTTCACCTAAAATTATCTCATCAGGTGTAACTTGAAATAGATTGTAATCAGGAACACCTAGAAAACCAAGTTTAATTGATACTAACTGTTCTTCGCCATTAGGTAAAGTTTCTTCTGCCATTTAATTTATACCAATTTCCTTATATATGGAACATCACGTTTTGTTTGTGATGCAAATTCTTGAAGTATCTGTGCATAATATTCAGGCTTAATAATCTTAATCGATCTCTTCTTTTCATTCAATTGATCTTCATAATCATAACAAGAAATAGCATCTCTTCTTGTAATTTCTACTACTGTTCTATCATCTTCTAGGTTATATGTATTAACTTCTTGTGTTTCGGGTAAATTATTATAGTAGTCATAAGGAACATCAGGAGTATTGGTTGTTAGTTTATTTTCGTTGATCACAAATCTTGTTTCTGTCACTATTCCAGTAAGTTGTTCTTCTCTAGTAACTACTTTCTCATAGTGATGGATCTGTGTTTTGGCATTTGCAATAGATCCATATTTCTTGATGATATACTTATTGAAGTTTGTTGTGTTTAGTGGCCAATCATATTGTGCATCAATGATATCATTAGCCATTAGGATGATCCAGTGTGCTTCTGGATTACCATATACTTTATCTGCTAAAATTTCTGGAGTATCTGAATCTGAAACTAGATGTTCATAATATGCAGAGATATTATTAAGAACTGATCGAATGATTCTCAATCTAAAGAATATATTAGTTGTAAGTTGGTACGTAGATAATCTTTTACCTTCAATATCATATGGTAAGAGTGGAAATTTATCAAAAAATTGTGACATTTAAAATCCCTGAAGTATCCTTTGTTTATGAATAGGCTCTAACTCTCTAAATCCTAAACTAAGTCTTACTGCAACAGGATGACCATTCCTAAATGTTGAAAAAGTACCTCCCGCTGGTGCATAGTCAACTTCTATACGTTCTAATACACATGTGTTTATTCTTAGAAGTTTCATATTTTCAACACCTTTATTGAAAAATGTAATATCAAATTCAGCAGGTGGTATCCATGTAAGTCCTGCTGTTGCTGTATTAATTTCTGGTGCACCATGGAATCTTAGTGTTTGAATTATAGATTGTATACTTTCTGATTCTTTTTGATTTCTGGGTGCCAAAAGAAGTTCAAATGCAAATTGTCTTACTGGTGTGTTAGCAAATAGTATTTCTACAGCAGGATTAATTGGATTACTGGTTAGTTTTGCTATACCGCTTACAGCAGATGATAATATATTTTGACCCGAAGGACTTGTTACTGCTTTAGCTGCTTGTGTTAATCCACCAGATAAACTTGCCCAGGCACCTAATGCAGCACCAGCAACAGCGGATACAGCACCAATAGTCACTTTACCTGCCAATGCAGTCAATGATACTTCTTCATATACGTTATTTGTATTGAAGATAAGTGGTGTTGGCATATACATAGCAATTGATTGTTTGATTCTTCTAGTAAATCTTGGAATAGATACAATAGATGCATTTCCATTAGTAACTGCTGCTATGGGTATCAAAGATCCTGCACCGACAAATGTAGCACCACCACCATATCTAAGTGTATCTACTTTTGATCTCTGTATAGGTTCAACTAAATTGAAATAACTGGTATATTGTCCTGCTGGATTAGTACCACCAGTCTTAGTAGGAACATTGATATTGATGACCATATAATGTCCTACGTCATCCATTCCGACATCATTAGGAAAAGTTAGATAAGAAAAGTTATAATCTGATTGTGCTAAATCTTGTGGTAATCCTGTTTTATAATCTGATGCTACACCTAATCCAGTTGTGGAATTTAAAACAGAACTTGTTACATTTGCTATACTTGAACGAATAGTCATTAATATCTTTGTCCTATACTATCATATATATTTATATGACATACAAAGGTAAATATAATATAAATAATGTGGTTCACGGGATGGATATCAATTGATGAAACTAATGAAAGAAGGTAAAACAGGATATCATAACACTTTGAAAGGTAGATTTAATCCAAAATATCCAGAAAAATACAAAGGCGACTCAACTAATATTATTTTTAGAAGCAGTTATGAATTGCGTGTGATGAAATATTTAGATGAAAACTCTAATGTTATAGAATGGTCATCCGAAGAAATTGCTATACCTTATAGATCACCACTAGACAACAGATATCATCGATACTTTCCAGATTTCCTTGCTAAAGTGAGAAAACCTGATGGTTCAATCCAAACTATTATGATTGAAGTAAAACCTCTGTATCAAACCAAAGAACCTGAGATTCAAAAGAAAAAAACTAAGAAGTATATCACAGAAGTAACAACATGGGCAGTCAATGATGCAAAATGGAAATCTGCTAGTGAATATTGTGCTGATAGAGGATGGAAATTTCAATTGATTACTGAGAAAGAATTAGGGATAAAGTATAAATAATAATATGGCCACAACTACACAAAAACAAAAAGAAGCAGTGGATTGGTTTATAGGCAGAGCAAGATCGGCTTCTGGCTATAGAGACAACATTCTCAATAAGACTGATAGAATGAGAAATACTCCTACTATCGGTAAGATGTTTTTCTTTTCATATGATCCCAAACATAAAAAGAAACTACCTATGTGGGATAAGTATCCTCTTGTATTTCCTATAGAACCATACTCAGATGGATTTCTTGGATTAAATACTCATTATTTGTCTCTAGGATTTCGTGAAGCATTTCTAACTCGTCTAAAAGAATTTGCTACTGCTAAGAATCTGACTGAGAAAAGCAGACTTCAAATATCCTATGATTTGATTTCAAGCACCAAGAGATTATCTGGGTTAGCAAATCCGTGTATCAAGAGATATTTGTTTACTCATGTTAGGAGTCCATTCATTGAGATAGTAGCAACAGAATGGGACAAAGTAATCAATCTGCCAATAGAATCATTCATTTACAGGACATAAGATGGCATCTATAGATATTACATCAGCACCAAAAGATTTAACTATGAACGATTTTAGAGCAATTGCTGATGATTTTGGTGGTCTGGCAAAGTCGTGTAGGTTTATTTCTCTGATTCGACCTGTAGGAAATTATATCAGACCTTATTATAATTTAACGAGAGATTTGGTATATTTAACTGAGGTTGCTGAATTGCCTGGTCGTGGATTTATGAATATTGATGTAAGATATTATGGACCCAATCATAAGTTACCATTTCAAACAACATATGAGGATTTGAATTTAACTTTTCTATGTAGATCAGAATCTCTTGAGAGAGAATTCTTTGATGATTGGATGTTAATAATTAATCCAGTAAATACGTTTGACTTTAATTATAGAGATGATTATAGATCAGATATTGACATTTATCAATATTCCGAAGTTGCTGATTATGAAGACGATACTCCTGTAGCAAAATACTGGATAACGATTAAAAATGCTTATCCTATTCTTATTAATCCACAGCCAGTAACATGGTCAGATGATCAGATTCAAAGATTAGTTGTATCATTCACATATACACATTGGATAAGAAAAGGACTAGACCCTGAACCAAGAACATCATCGGGTGGATATTCATTTAGTCTAGTTGAAGGCAGAAATGTAAATAGATAAGGAAATTAGTATGTTGCCAAAAATTGATTTGCCAGTTTATAATGTAAAACTTCCATCTAACGGAAAAGAGATTACAATAAGACCTTTCTTAGTCAAAGAAGAAAAGTTGCTTCTGATGGCTATTGAGTCTGGTGATGATTCTGAAATTATAAATGTTACTAAACAAGTTATTAACAACTGTATAATCTCAGAAGGGATAAATATAGAAACTTTACCGTTTTTTGATATAGATTATCTATTCATTGCTTTACGTGCTAAGTCTGTTGGTGAATCTATTGAAATCAAATTTACTTGTAACAATGAAGTTGATGGAAATAGGTGTGCTGCTATCTTTCCTGCTACTATTGATATTGCTAATTGTGAAGTTGTTAGTAATCCCAATATCAGCAAAGATATAAAAATATCTGGTACAATGATGATCAAAATGAAATATCCAACATATACTGCAATGAAGACTATAATGGATAATGACAATGATTTGAATAAGAAAATTCGGATCATATCAAGTTCTATAGAAATGATTCAAGATAAAGACAAGATATACACAACTAAAGATTTAACTAAAGAAGAACTGATATCATTTGTTGAAAACTTGACAAACGAACAATATAAGAAACTGGAAAATTTTGTTGATAATTTTCCTTCATTCGTTATCACATCAGAAGCAAAATGTACTAAGTGTGGATTTGATCATAAGTTGAGGTATAACGAATTTACTAGTTTTTTTATCTAATGCTTGGTTATGACAATCTAATGAACTATTTCAAAACAAACTTTTCGTTGATGCAGCATCACAAGTATAGTTTATCTGAAATTGAAAATATGGTACCCTGGGAAAAGTTTATCTATATTGATCTATTAAAACAATATATTAAACAAGAAGAAGAAATGCAGAGAGACAGAGAAGCACAACTAAAAAGAAGAAGATAAATGGCAAAGAGACCAGAAGAACTAACTATTGACTCGAAGAAACTATTAAAATTATCATCTACTGATCTTGTCAATATGGCAAAATCACAGACTGGACAAAGTTATCTTGCTTCATTGACACCAACACAATTAGCCGAATTGTTTCCAGATTATTTTAGAAAATATCTTCCAACAAGTATACAAAAAGCAATTTCTGGTGGTACTCCAGGAACTTCTGGTGAAACTTCAACTGGCACTGAAACTCCATCTGGTGGTGGTGCAACTGCTACACCTGCGCCAACAACTTCTCCTGATATTAAAAAATCACCAGAAGTAAAAGAATCATGGCAAAAAAAACTTGAAAGAGTAGGGGGAGACAGTGGAATTCCTGCAATTACGTCATCTGGTCCTATAAAAATAAGTAAAGATGGAAATATAGATCCTCCTTCATTTTATAGATCAGCAGTTAATCAAATACGAGGATCTAAATTAGATGGATTTATTCCAAAAGATGGTGCAAAATTTGGAATAGTTAAAGGTACACCAGAAGAATGGGCAAGACTTTATACTATGCTCACACAACAGGAATCAGGACTAAGACAAGCAAAGGTAAATTCTGATGGCTCATTACAGAGATTTGATTCAACTCTATCAACAGAAAAATCTTATGGTCCTGGACAATTTAATATCGGAGAATATGGATTAAATACATGGAATGATGTTAACAATCCGGAAAAAGTTATATCTGCTTATATTAGTCAAGCGGAAAAATATGCATTAAAAAGTGGAACTATAGGAGGAACAGGACGAGGACCTGGATGTTCTGATGGTTTTTGTGGATTAGGTGCGTACTTTGGATCAATAAGAACACCAAATAAAACTATTCGACATTCTAAATGGTTTGATACCAAAATTGCACCTGAAATAAAAAGACAAGAAGAAGAATCTGCAAAAGAACAAGCAAAACGAGAAGCCACAGCGGTACCTGAACAAAATCCAAATGTTACGGGTGGCGCTGGTTTGATGCCTTCATTGACACCAGATGGACCAGGGCCCGGACAAGTACAATCACAACAAATTCCTGGTGCTGTTCCTCCTCTTCCACCTGGCATGAGTCAAGGATTTATGGATCATTATAATAGTCTTCCACAAGATAAAAAAGATATAGTTGCAAAACAAGTAGATAATGCAATCAAAAAAGGTTATGGAGTAAAAGAAATCAATGCAGATATAGAATCACAGAGTCAACAACAAAATAAAACCGCTACTCCATATCAACCAAATGAAAATTTTGGAAAAGTAAATACTGCACCTGATATAAAATCACTAAAAGAATTAAATCTTGAAGAAAAATTTCAACAAGGAGAACAAAGATTTTTCAGAGATAGTGGTGGAACAAAAGGATTAAATCCAAAACTTATTGAAGTTCTTAAAGAAGCATCCAAAGATTTACCACCAGGATATCATGTTAGAATGTTTTCTGGAGTAGATGCTAGATCAACAGGAACTAAAAATCATCCTGGAGGAGTTGCTGTTGACTTAAGAATTGTTGATTCTAAAGGCAAATCATTATCTGATAGAGGATTTGGAGAAGGTCATAAATTATATGAACAACTTGCACAATCTATGAAAATTAGAGGACAAACTATGTTCCCGGGTACAGATTATATTTGGGGAGGAGCATGGACGGCAGCAGGAGGAGATCGAATGCACTATCAGATAGTAGATCCTGATCAGTTGATTAGAGGAGCATCTCCTGGTTCAGGAAAATATTCATTTGAAAAAGGAGTTAATCCTAATCTGTGGGCAGGACCAGATGCTGTTAAATCATTTATGAGTCCAGAAGAACTTCAAAGATATAGACAATCAATAATGGAACAAATTCAAAAAGAAAAAGAACAAATTAAAGCAAAAAAAACAGCATCTCCTGTAGCAGCACAACCAACAACAATTCAGCAACAGCCTTCACAAAATGTACCATCAAATCAGCCAGCAGGAAGACCACTATCAATTACAGAATATGCTGGAGCGGTTCCACAACAACCTTCACAAAATGTACCTGAAGGACAAACGGGCACAACTGTTCCATCATCTGCTCTTACACCGGGAGGACCAGGACCTAATAATAAACCATCTGAACAGGCTCAATCTCAACCAGTACCACCACCAGTACAGGATCGGGCTCAACCCGAAACTAAACAGACTGAAAAGAAATTCAAGTATGGTGGAAGATATCAGGGAGAAAATGTAACTGCTGTTGGTCCAGATGGTAATGTTTTGTTTCGTGCAAATGATAAAGAGAAAGTATCTATAACACCTGTAAATAGAACAGATCCTGCATTATTAGAACAATCAGTAAAAGAAAGACAAATAGCACAAGATAACTATACGGATCAAGTTAATAATCAACAATATTCAGGTGCACCACAACAACAAACAGTTTCGAATCAAACTAATATACTACAGAATCCAAACTTAATGGATATGTATATGAATCAAACAAAAAATAATATGAGAGAAGTTTCTAATTTATCACCAAGTTTTGAACGTGCTATGAAAAATGCTACATCTTTTGGAAATTCTGTAGATCATTTTGGTGAAGGATCAATAACAACTACAATAGTATAAAAAAAAGAGGGGAACTTAATCCCCTCTTTCTTGTCTATTCTGCTAGTGCTTTGAAAGCGGCTAGATCCTCATCATCCACATCATCATCTTGGACAGATTGACGTTTGGATGCAGATACAAATGGATCTTCTTTCTTAGGTGCAGGTGCTGATGGCTTTGAAACTGGCTTTGAATCCAACTCAAGGACATCATTTAGTCTCTTCTTTAGATCATCATAACTCTTGAATTTATCAGAAGCAACAAGTTCCTTGAGAGAATATTGTGACTTCCAGATTTCTTCAAGTTTAGTATCATCGTTTAGAAGTGGTGTTGGAGAATCAAATGTAGATTGATCATAGTTCCTATAACCTTCTACATTCCGAATCCTCATCTTGAAATTAGCACCCTTCCAGAAGTCGAATGGATTTACTGGTGTATCTCCTTCAAATTCTGGATCCATAAGCATAGAAATCTTATCAAAAATCTTCTTACCAAACTTGAAAAGAAAGACTTTACCCTCATTTTCTGGATGCTTTGGATCAGAAATAACATAGATATTTGAGATATATACTAGTTTCCTCTTTTGAGACCGAACTTGCTTCCTCTGTGGAGAGTTATCATCATCAGACTCATTCCAAAGTTTTGTATTATATTCAGAAACAGGATCTTTCTGATTTAGAGTAGTAAGAGAGTTTTCAATATACCACTTTCCTGATGGTCCCTTGAAACCATGGCTGAAAAGACGTACCCATGGAAGACCATCATCTCCATCTACAGCAGGTGGTGGAAGAAACCGAATTACTGCCATGCCATTACCAGACTTATCTACCTCTGGCTGCCAGAATCGAGTATCTTCTGTCCGTTCTGTTGTATTGGAATTCATCTTGTCCAGTTCTTTCGCAAGACGGTCAAGAAGATCAGTTGACTTTTTTAGTGTTGCGAAGTTTGTCATTGTATTCTCCGTATGTTTTGTATGTTTATCTTATCCACATTATTCATCATATAATTCTTATATACTAACAGGAGTTTCTCCTCCTGTCAAGTATTTAGTTGAAGCCATTTTGCTTTTTCCACCTATCAAAGTCATTAGATTTCTTAACAACTTGAACAGGTTTTGCTTTTGGCTCTTCTTTCTTTTTTATCTCTTTTTTCACTAGAACAGGACCAGTTTTCTTTTTGTTCTCTTCTAGTGTTAGATTTGGATTGATTGGAGGTGGCATAGTAGATTTGACAACAGGTTTAGCAGTCTGTAAAGCCAAAGTCTGTTTCTTCATATTCTCTACTTCATTCTTTGTGACTAGTCCTTCATCTACAAGAGCAGTGATACAGATACTAGATACACGTAATACATTCATTTGGAAACATCTACGCAATTCCTCTTGTGGCCAATCATTACAAAATCTATAATAATCTGGCAAACAAGATACCTTAGTTCTCATAGAAATGGGTAGAGATTGTGCAGCGGATGCAAATAAAAAAAATGATCCTACCACACAAATCGTGCGTTTGAACATAATTCCCTCTTTTTTTTTTGTTGATTAGATATTTATTGCAGTCTTGATTATACCCTTGACCTTAACTCTATCATACTGAATAAAGGGAAGCAATTTGATTATACTGAGTCTTAAATTTTTCCATATGATATCATTTGTTCCTAAATCCCTGTCAAACTTAGGAACAAAATCAAAGAAAGAATTTAAGACCGATGCAGTATCATATCCTATATCACGGGACAACAGAAACTCTATGAGACGTGGATATGAATTGTTGGATTTGAACACATCTTGAGGTTTATCTACTTCAAATAAATTATTGACTTCATTGGTAAATATGTAAGTAAATGATTGCTTTCTCTTGATATATGCTAAGTATTTGGCATTAGCATCATCTTCCAGAAGATCACCTACCCAATGTTTACCTTCAGCAAAATTTGCGATCAGAAAATCCAGCATCTGTTCATCAGAGTATTTTCTAGATAGTCTCTGGAATTGAAATCTGTCTTTTCTGATTTCAAATGTTTCTTTTTTTGCTGTTACTTTTCCACCATATTTAAAGTAGTCATAGGAATCTGTTGTAAAATGGCTTTTGATAGATAGGTAAAGGCAATATGTATCAAATGCTGACAGCCTCACTGAATTTCCTATTTTTATTTGAAATCAACATTATAGAGGTAGTTTTGCTGTATTGGACTTTGGTAAAAAGTGTAAATCTTCTGCTTCCATTTTTACTTTGGATTTGAGAGATTCAGAAATCAACTTGGCAGCCAATTCGAATTCAAATCCAGTCTCTTGGCAGTACATAACGATAGCATCAATATAAGAGACATCCTTCTCATATACAATCTGTTCAATCTTATATGAGAAGGAAACTATTTCGTCTCGATTAACTTGCATATTTAAGTTTTGGAATCTGTCTGTTGTCAAAGTCATCTCTGTTCACCATCATGATTGAATGAGATACTATATCAAACTCCTCCAATTTGTCAAGTACAATATTCACATCGAAGTCTTTACAGGAAAATAGATCAAATTCGATGAGACCAGGAGATATCTCATCCCAGCAATGAATAGCAAGGTGTGAAAAGTCCAGAACGGTCACTGCAGTATAGCCAGCATTTCCCGGCATATTTCCATAAACGACCAATGGTCCAGCAATTACTTTCATTCCTACATCTGCAACCACTTCTTTACACCAATCGGACAATCGATCCGCATCTCGTGGTGGGTTGTTGACATATGCTCGGATTATGATGTGTCTATGTTCTCTGAGTGCCATTTCTTTCGTTTGTCTACCTCCTTTGACTACAAATAAAAAAAAGATGGATTTTTTGCTTATCGAGGTAAATCCATCAAAAACCTCTTGTCTCTATTCTGTTTCTAGGTCAGAGACCAACCCAAGAGATTAAGCAGCTAGTGCTAGTGTCTCAATGCTGTTATCATTTGCAGCATTTAGTTTTTTTCTTCCGTTTAAGACTTCTTTCGTCGTCCACCCAGGTTGCTCGGGACATCTCCATCTATTCTCTTCCAGCCTGTCGATCCTAATTTCGTCCCCATCAGAAGCACACCGAATGTCCTACTACAATTAGGCTCTTAACACTTATCGTGCCGATGTGCTTGTGGTGGAGACGTTGGGTACTGCCCCCAAGTCCAAACTGTCGTCAAACGATATCAACGATGTAAGTTTATTTATATCACACGGTAGTTCTGTTGTCAAGATGAAACTTGAGGATCTTATCAAAAAGTTTATCAATATATTCTATTTTGTTCTTCACAAACACTTGTGGTTCATTGAGTCCATCTGTGGAAATAATGATAACAATCTGTTCGATAGGATTATCTGTTCTTTCCTCATACATCAATGCATAGCAGGTTGCTTGAAGGAAATAATCTTCGATCATAAATTCTGTTTTAGGTCGACTAGATGTCTTAAAGTCGATAACAGAAAGAACACCATCAAATTCTGCAATAACATCTGTTCTACCTGCTAGTTTCATCTTTTCTGAATAGAGAGATGATTCAATATAGTGAATGTTATCAATTCTATCTAATGTTTCTTCCATATCATAAAATGCCTGTTTCATATTAGGCATTACAGATTCATTGAGTAAAGTAGGAAGTGGTGTGTTCTCTAGATATTTCTGGATTAGATTATGGAATTTAGTACCACGAGTAGATGCACGATTAGATATTTTATTTGCTTCTTGTTCGCCTACTCTTTTTCTCCATTCTTGAATAACATCTTTCTTAAAGTATCCAAGCATAGTTGTGACAGATGGTACATATTTACCTGAAGGAAGCAAATAGTATCGTTTTCCATTTGCTTCTTTTGTTTCTAGTGATGAGAACTTAGGTAGATTTTCAACATAGTTGTAACTTTTCATTCTTTATATCCTGAATTATCATATCAAATTCTTTGCCGCTAAATGAATGATCAGCATTATCAATCCAATGAGTAGTCAATTGTTCTAGAATAGATTTCACGGGTAGAAAGTCAATCACTTCATCATTTTTGGCAATATAATATATAGCATCGTTTAGCCACTTGATTGGAGGATACTTGATTCTGATATTTTCTTGAATACCATATTTTTCTAGACTGTGATATGGATCATAAGAAGGATTAATCAGAATAGCTTTGGCTTTATACTTATCTGCTAGTTCCGCAGCATACCAAGCACCTAAAGAAGTTCCAATAAAGATGATTTCTAAGTTTGGAAGATGCATATACTTAGCATCTAGTAGTATTAAGTCGATCTGATCTTGTAGATAAGGAAGTGATTGATCTGGATCTACTTCAATAGGAAAAGCATATGTGTCTGGGAATACTTCCTTTAGTCTTGCAACTTTAGGAGTATTCGGAGAAGAGTGCATTCCATGGAAATAAAAGATGAGTTTTTGTGTCATGATGTGGATACTATATCAGATTAGTTGATGGTTGTCAAGTGTCTTTTGGATATCCATATATGGTTTTTTCGTGTGGATGTCCCATAATATCTCTTGTATATGTATATTCATCCTTTGGAACTACTTTTTTTCCAGTAAGTTCAGATGCCCTGCTCACTGGAACTTTAGGATAACCTATTTTTTCACGAATTTTGGCTACAGCACCAGATGCTTCACTCCATGCTCTTTTGTGTTTATGATCATCTTCCATAGTCTTTCGAAGGTCTTTTTTACCTTGCTCTGATCCATTAGTTGCTGATACAATACTTTTACGTCCTTTATGTTTTCTGTATAAAGCAACACTTGTAATAGTATTACCACGTTTTGTTAATTTCATAGCATGATCTGGATTACTAATATCTGAATGTATTGCTTCGGATTCTTCTTTTGAACCTGATCCTAATCCTAGATATCCACCTATTGGAGCATATGAATGTTTAATAGCACTATGAATTTGATCACGATATTTTTCACGAGCATATTCATGTTTATCATTGAATCCTGGATTTAATATTTTTTCTTCTAAGTATTGTCTGAAAGATAACATTATTCTTCATCTTCTTTAGAACTTGATCTAGTAGGAACAAGTCTCATAGCATCAATTCGTTTTCTAAAAGAGATCAGTTTATCCATCTTTTCATTTAGTTTTTTCTTTGGTTCATCAGGAGTAAACATCTTTCTTAGTTTATCTAGTTCCGTATCAGACACATTAGATAGTTGTGATGGACCTTTAGTATGTTTTCCTGAATAGAATTCTTTTTTAGCATCTTCTTTGATTTCTTTGATTGTTTTCTTTCTTTTTGGTTTTTCTTGGGCTGATTGTGCTCGAATAGTATCATAGTTTGATCTAACTATTTTTTCATTAATACCAGGATGATATGCTTTGAATCCTTCATAATCACCCGACTTAGCCAGTCCTGTAACTTCTGTGGCAGATGCACTTCTTTCTAACTCATCTCTACTCATTTTTGTAGGATGTTTACCAATGTCTGCTATGGATGTTCTTTTACCCTCAACTTCATGGACATGAATACCACCAGGAAAATAAAATGGAACTTTGCCGCTCTTGTCGGGTTGACCATTTTTCTTTGCTATTTCTCTATATTCATTTGCTCTATCTGATCCTGCTACAAGATGTAAAGTATGATATTTTTCAGATAATCTACTCAATGAATCAAAGACATTTGTTGTAGATTCCACAGGATGATCAAACATTGCTTCGGCATGTTGTTTCTTTTGCTCTGGTGTCAAAGGATCAGATGCACCAGTCAGATGAATATGTAAGTTGGCATTTTTATCTCTTGCTATCTCTTCAGCCTTATCGACCATTTTTTTATGACCAAGAGTAGCATATCTTATTTTGCCTATTACTGCAACACCTGATTTCTCAGCACTTTCATTAATAGCACCTTTATTTGGGAATCTTGGATTGTTACCAAGTGCATGTTGAATATCAGAGTGAACTAACTTTGCTGCTGGTCTATTATTAACACGAAGAACAACACCTTCACCACGAGACTTTTTACCATCAATAGAAGTTGATAAGTCAGGATGATTTATACCATTAAGAACATGATCAGTTGCGGATTGTAAGTGATGTCGAATTTGAATTGATCTATTGAAATGTTCTTTATTTGCTTCTACATGTTGAGCCATTGATTCAAATTGATTGCGGGCTTTGGTCTTACCTGCTTCGGATTTGAGTTTACCGGCGGCTTCTTCACCTCTTGATCTCAAATAAGATGCATATCCTTCAACACTTGGTTTTCTTCCACCACGAGCAACACGATTATGGTAGATAGTTAAATGTTCAATGTGTGCGGGAGTAAGATGTTCTGTTGTGTGTTGAGAAATAAGTTTTTCTGCTTGACCTAAATGATGCTCGACTGCTTTCTTATCTTCATCTTTATATTCATGTTCTGATGGATTAAAGTCTTCTCTTGGTACAAATACATTTTTGCTTGATCGAGTAGCACGTTTAGATAATCCATATGCTACACCTTTCTTAATCTCACTGTGAAGGGCAATACCAAGAGGAGCAGAAGATTTAGCATGATATGTAATTCTATTTGGTGTATATTCTGTTTTATCTGATTTAGTAGTTGATTTATCACCAGGTGACCAGAGAATATCACCTTGAACATGATGACCAGGACTAACAATTTCATGACCATGATTTCTTAGATGTTTGAGAGCAGTTGCATATTCTGGATGTTTACCAAAATGCTTATCAATTTCTTCATCAGAATACGCAACAACACCACGAGCAAGTCGGATTTTATCTGATACACCGACCCGACCGTCTTTATCATGGATAATATGATCAGAAGCACCACCATCATGTTTAAGAGAGGCAGTTACACCACTTGGTTTGCCCTGCCTCAAATGATGGAAATCACGAATTAATCCTACAGATGTCATTGTATGTTTTGGAGACTCATGTGGTATATCTTTCACATGAGTTAGATGTCCCAAAAGGTCATCATCCATAGAAACTGCTTCGGTAAGGTGCTCTAGAAAAGATTTCATTTTTTTTATTTCCATGTGTTCTGTCTGGCTTCTTTCTGTCTGGCTTCTTTATATGCTTTCATTACATTTTCAGAGAATCCATGATCTCTCGCTACAATATGTTGTTCACCAGTATGTGGATGTGTCCAAACTCCCATGTTACCCATTTGTCTATAATCATGGGGCGGTGCTCCTAAATTTCTCTGATGATCTAAGAACTTTTGAACTAATGGATGAGATTCAATATGATCTAATTGTTTTTCTGATTCAGGACTTCGTTCCCAATATTTACCATGATCCTTATTCCATGCCCGCTCTAATGCACCACAAAAATCAGAATGACTAATACCTTTAGGATGTGATTCAGTTTTAGTCAATTCTCTAAATTTTTTGCCAGCAATCTTATCTGCGTGGCCAACATGTGTCCATTCGTGATTATCGTGGTCATGATCTATTTGAGGAGGAAATATGCCAGATTCAGTGTTTGTATGATAGTGTCCCGTTTGATGATCTTTAGTAATTATTCTATAATTTGAATTGACAAAATGATCACCACCTTCTGCTTCATTTTGTAGTTGACCTAAACTCATTCCATCATATCTTTTTCTATCATGATTTTTATCTAAAGTGGCACGAATAGCAACTTTCATACCTGTTCTAATAGATGCTGGTTTATTATCTAGTGTAATTTGTTCTCTATCTTTTATTGGAAGATAAGCACGACTTGATCCTTTAGGCATATTACCTTCAATACCAGTATTTTCACCACGAGATGTCAAATCTTTTATCTTTTTAGCAAGTTGTGCTTGTTTAGATGTTCCATACGGATTGGTCTTCTGAGTTACAATTGCTTGCAACTCAGGATGAAGACTCTCAATAATTATATTTTCTATAAACTCTCTAAGCGAGTAAATCATATTCCCATCTCTGTTCGTTGGATTATATACTCTTTAACCAATCCAGATCGAACTATATCAGTCTTCTCAAACTCAATATAGTCAAATCGATTCATCCGTTTAGTTATATTTATAAAAGATATTAACCCACTTTTATCTTTCTCATTGGTCAAATCGGACTGTCTAAAGTCACCGCAGAATATCACTTTTGACTTATCACCTAATCGTGTCATAACAGTATCTAATTCACCAAAAGACATATTCTGGAGTTCATCAACAATCACTATGGCATTATTGAAAGTAACACCACGCAAAAATGATGTTGTAGTAAAATGAATCAAATTCCGCATCTTGAGAATATCATACCCATCACCACGCCCAAATAGATCATCACAAATCTCTTTATAGGGTTCTTCATATACTCGTGTCTTTTCTTTAATGTTACCTGGCAAGAACCCAACATCTCGGCTTGGCACAACACTTCTGACAATAATGATCTTATCATAAATTGGTGATGATTCTAATACTTCTTCTAAAGCCAGATAGAGTGAGATGAATGTTTTGCCTGTGCCTGCAAATCCGTGAAGAATAAGATTTTGTCCTCTGTCATATGCATCAAATGTCCTTTGCTGATTAGAAGTTAGTGGAGATATTTTTCTCAATTCAAAATGATTTTTGACTTGAGCAGTTTGTGTATTCTTATTCTTCTTTTTTGACATATTGTTTCCCTTAAACGCAAAAGAGGCAGTCCGACGAATCGAACTACCTCTTGTTAGTATTTTATTATTCTTATTGTGTCTTATCATACTTCTTTTTTTATGTCCCAACGACCTTTGCCTACGTCTGTATGTGGATTGGCTGCTTTTACCTTTCCTAATACGTATTTAGAAAAATCATCAGGCGGACGTGTTACTCCAATACCTACTGGATCAACAATGTTCATTTTAGAATATACACGTTCAAGATGTGTGTTCTTTTGTTCAAATGCCTGAATCTCAGACATAGGCATTGTGATATCATAAACTTTACCTGTTTTCTTTTCTTTGAACGTGTATACAGCCATTATCAAACCTTTCTATATGAAATAACACTACTGACAGGAAAATAAGATACTTTGACACGGTTGCTTTGATTACCACCCAATACAGCAACCATAGTCCTATTTCCTTTCTTTACAAATCCCTTAAAGAATCCTACATGATGATTGAATACTACAATATCACCCTTTTGTGGATTTTTGGTAGGACTATTATATTTAGAGAAACTTCTGGCCATATTTGAATTGGTACCCGATAATCCAAGTTGCTTTAGAATACCATTGACAAAAGCAGCACACCAAGGCACTCTCGCTGGATCAATCTTTGTGACTTCTTTGATCGATCCGCGGTTCTTTCGTTCATGCATTCCAACATATGATTCGGCTTTAGTAATTACAGATGAATCTGCAAATGCAACATTGCTGGTTGTTCCACACAAAAGCAAAAATGTTCCTGTGAAGAATACAGACTTTACAACTGACATTTTAGATTTCCTTTTACTGTTGACAGATATGCATTCGTAGTTTTACGAATGTTTTTTATTTAGAGTGTCCCATCCATCTTGGCATTTCTCGTTTAGTCCATTTGTGTAGATGTACTTTGCCTTGTTTATAATAGTTTCTATAACTTGAAAGTGAATCATTCTCAATAAGATATTGTTTATCCATTGCTGGTGTAGGATCAGTGAATTTACCAGGTAGAATATTATTAGGTACTTGATATAATGCAACAGCAACATTGGTGCACTTGTGAACTTTACCATATCGATAGGTATACTCATTCAATAGAGCCATCAGATGATTATGGAGCCATTGATAGTTTTCTACAGACTGTCGGCACCAAACAGAACTTGGATGATTGATATGTGTGGCTTGGTATAGAGTTACTTCACGACTATCTGGCAATAGATACCGGGTAACAGACCGACCAGTCTTTGTCTTTGCTTTTACTGGATTACCATCAAGGACTCGATGTGCCGTAGATAGAATCTGACAGGTCTCAAGGATCATTTTGACCACATGGGAATCCACCATATATTCTGTTGCTTTGATTGGATTTTTGTCAATATAAAAGATATTCATTTGTTATCCTTCAATCGTTCTTCAATTGTAGGCAGATATTTACCAGTGTAGTAATGATAGCAATCTGCCAGATGTCGATACGTAGTCATAGAGTCTTCGATATCTTGTAACCAAAATTCTTTAGGTCCTTCTTGAGCAATTCGACGCCTGGTATAAAAAATAGTATCAACACATAGATCAGCCGAACGCTGGAGATTCAGTGCTGTTACTTTATCTAAAATATCACCAAGTTCGGCACTCTCAAGAATACTTTGGATCAAATTAGTTTTGTTCATTCTTTTGGTTCCTTTTACGCTTGTGCATCTTTGGCAAACGCAATAAACATTGATATCATCATTATAACACCAATAACAATACCGACAAAAAGAGTTGGTAGATTTCCCATAACTAAACATGCAGTAGATATACTTACAATGTTCAAAAGAAGCATTAGTATTATCCACATTTTATGATTCCTTCTTTGTGTGTTTCCTTTTACGGGAATAAACTTTCTTAGATTTCACTGTCTTTGGTTTGAACGGAGTATCTTTCTTGAATAGAATCAAGGCACTCTGCATCTTTCTTGGCTTTCTCGGCACGACGTTTCTCCAGAACATACATTATATTCTGCCTTTGTATATCTGTCAAGCTTTTCCACAGTCGGATCTCATCAATTGTACGAAAGCACCCAACACAGAAACCTGTATCGGGTGCCAATTTACAAATCTTCACACAGGGAGACATCAAAGAAGATGACGAATATCTGTGGAATTAACAGAGTCCCAATCTGGATCAACACTATAAGATCCTACAGAACCACTGCTACCAAAAGGCTCTTCAACTTCGTCCATCTTCTTCCTAGACTTGACAGCACGATCCATCACGGGCACATCAGCAATCTCAACAACCTTCTTGGCCTTCTTTTCAGTCTTGGCCTTAACTGGCTTGGTTGCAGGTACAGGCACTTCTGCAGCCTTAGCAACAACAGACTTGGGAACAACCTTAGTAGCAAGCATAGTCTTAGCACGCCGATCCACAGGCTTTACGGATGCATCAAAGTTAGGATCAAGACCCTTGTAAGTGTAAGAAACTACAGATCGACCCTGCTTCTCGGTCTCAATATCGTGACCAGAAAGTTTCAGATACAGGACATGCTTGGCTGCATAGTTACCACGACCAACAGCATCATTGATCTGCTTTGGAGTAAGCTTAGTCTCGGACTTGAAAAGAGCCAGCACGGTGTCAAGGACGGTAGTCTTAGTCATAGTCATATTCCTCTGTTCGTTCATCATGGAAAGATCATACACTAGGTATGGACGAGATGCAACATCTATTTTTGCATATCTGCTATGCATTTACCTCATAGGGCTTGTTCCACTTACCAACGTTCACATGGACATACCAACCAACATCAAAGTAATCAGTCTGGATGTCCGAATTGTCATGGTTACCAGAATTGAGTGCAAGATGCAATTCGTGCATAAACTTCTTAGCATTCCCACTAAAGTGGTTCTGATAGTGATAAGGATTGACTTGCATATAATTTTTCACATCCTGACCACGCATCATTGTCTGATAATAAGGACTTTGATTGATAGTCTCATTATAGTTGCTGATAAAATCAATCGGACCAGACTTGATATTACAATAAATTGAACTACGATCAGTTGAGAATGTTGCCTTTACACCATACTTTTTTAGAACCTTCTTAGCGGCAGTAACCAGCATAGCCTTACGATCTTGGTTCATGTAAGCCATATTTGTTCTCTCTGTTGTCTCTATCGTAGGAACAGATTACACTAGGTATGGACGAGATGCAACATCTATTTTTGCATAGCAGACATGTAGGAATGCATAGCTGCCGCAAAGACCCGTGCTATGACCCGTCCGGACTGGCTGTTTGCGTGGAGGACATGGTTCTGGATAAGTCATTGATTTAGATAAAAAAAATCCCCTTGTTTTTCAAGGGGTTACTAGTAGGGCTAATGTATTGAAAGGCTTGACCTACAAGTCGTTTGTTTCCAGTTACTTGCGGTATAGCCAATCACAAAATACTCAACATGCTTCTCAGTCTCAAATTCCTTCTCAAACATAAAGGTACCATTCTCAAAGCACGACACAACAAAAACACCGTTCAGTTCTTCGATCATTACCTTCCGCATAGTTTACCTCACATCAGTGTTCAGTTTGGGTTTAAGTTGCCGAATCAACTCTCGTTCCAGAGTATGTGCTGCAACTTTACCACGTACCACTTCGATGACTTCGATCACAAAGGCATCTGCACCATGCTTCCGAATAGCCTGACACAGTTTCCAGTTGTGGCTTTCTGCCAATGCTCGTTGGACGTGTTTTCTCCAACGTCTAGCCAAACTCTTCTTAGCATTGGCCTTCTCAACATAGGTCACACCGATATAGATCAAAGATTGCACTTGCAACCTATATACGATGTGATTTCTGTCTGACCGTTTCTTTCGTCTCTTGATCATAGGTACACTATACAGGGTTCCATACCAGATGCAACACCTATTTTTGCATACCTGCTATGTCACTTATGCATAGGTATAGTAAAACTACTTAGTGTAGAAGTCGTCTACTTCATCGGATCTATCTGCATTATCCACCCATGTTTTTTTCCAATTACGGACTGGACGACGGCGAGGAGAATCTTTCTTTTTTGGTTTCCTGTAATCGTCTTCATCATCATATAGATCATATTCTACTTTTGCATACTTCTTTGACATAGTTAACCTTTTATTTTCCTTTTAGATTATGTGATAAGATCAGGGAATGCTTCCTTGACCACATTGTAATTCAGGCCTTTGCATAGTGGCTTTTTCAAAAGCATATTACAAAGAACTTGTGCTTCTTTTGCTTCGAGACATTCGAGCATCTGAATAAGGATCTGTTCTTTTCTCTTTTCGGTTAGATTAGGATTGACTTTAGGATTGTTTTTCTCAAAGAGATATGCTCTACCTAACTCTTGATGGATTGAACTATATCCTAAACCGGGTGGAGCATCTGAAGGTTTATATGTTGGAATTTTATCTACTGAGAATTGAATAGAACTATCATAAGTTCCTTTTAGTACGTTTTGTAAAGCCCAAGAAGAGTTATATCTAAGAATAGCAATTCTATCTTCTTTTGACTTTGCTTTCTCAATCTCTTCAAGAATCTCATATATATTTTTCATCATTTGAATTCATCCGCTACTTCAATTAGATTTTTTAGTCGTTTATCGATTAGATAGTTTAGCATATTCATTTTAGTTGCTGGCTTTGTATTATCATATGCATTAACTATTTTTTTCTTTAGGTCTTCAGGAATATAATCAAGATCAACCAGCATTTGATTTCGTTTATATCCCCTTCGCATAACATCAGTGGTACAAAAAGTTTCTGGATCTGTTTTGATCCACTCTGTTAACTTATTCTTATTTATGCTTTTTTGACGTTCACCAGCAACAAATACATTGTCTGCCGATAGAAAATTTGGAATACCATCACCACGATCACCCTTGATGATATGCTCTTTAATAAACATAGAAGGATTATCTGTCTTGATGAATCGTTTGAGTATTGGACTATATTGCTGGACATTTTCAAACTTCTGTAATTGAACGAAGTCTTTATCAGAAGATAGAATTAGAATGTCCTCATGTGCTGAAAATCGACCAGTCAGAACAGCAATGATATCATCAGCCTCAGCACCCTCGACCTCGAGAACACGATGTGGAAAATGTGATTTTAGTTCATCACGGATCTTATTAAGACATTCGAAAATTAAATTCCAGTCAAGATCCGACTTCTCACGATCCCGCTTTCGATGGATTTTATAGAAAGGAAATACATCACGGCGCCAATACTTCTTGTTATCACAGCAGATAACAACATCACCAAATTTAGATTTGAATTGCTTGATATAAGATCGAAGACTATTAAGAACTGTATGCCTTACTATTCCTTCCTCGATCTTCATTTTAGGATCACTGTTGATTTGTTGCATCAAGTTGGAAATTAAAACTTGATTGAGATCAATAAGTATCATTACACATCCTATCCATTAGATAACACTAGTATATAGCGATTGTTAGGTGTTGTCAAGCATATCTTCTTCACTCTTTTCGATCACTTGGACATGAGTATCGATATAACTATGCATAGGATGTTCCACTTTCAAACTTCTATATATTGTGGCACTTAATATCATTGTAGTAAAATAAAAATCTTTTATAAAGACATCATTCTCAATATCTATTCCATAACTATTCAGATCATGCAATATGTTATCACTAAGATCATTTATAATAGTATCAGCAAAATTCTGCAGTCCCTTTTCCTTTAGTTTGTTTACTTCTTCTATATCGGGCACTCGTTCACGATATATTTTATTTTTAGGGAACTGCAGAATATTTGCATCTTCTGTCATTTAATCGTCCTTAGAATAATTGTATCACTATTTAGACGACCATTAGCAGACTTTGCTTTGCACTTAATATTTTCCATAGTTTTCTTGATAGCAGCCTTACCTCCATTCAATATGAAAGGCAAAACATCTTCTGGCTTCCTGAGTTTCTTGACCACCGAAGACTTATCATCAAAGCCAACAATAGTCGTTCCTTTGACAGATAGACCAGTTGCACTCATTGCATTCAATACAGATAGAGTCCTATATTTTGTATTGAATACCCACACCTGTTGAGTTCCAACGATACTCTTTGGCTCAACACTCTTGATATTGAATTCTGTATCTTCACTCTTGTATTTGAGTTTAGATACCAGAGCAGATGCAGGCTTCTCTTTTTTCTTGCGTGGTTTCCGAGTAATCTTATTTGCTTCCATATTTACAGAAGCGGCACTAATGATACTTTTGATAAATTCTAAGTACTTCTTTAGTTTAACTTTCTTCCATTTCTTATAATACTGAACAGCATTTTCATTCCGATCTTCTACGGCATCATATACCTCATCATACAGAGGCTTATAATAATCTACAATCTTTTTGGCAATAGGTGTTTTGATAGCATTATTTCTGAACCAAGATGGAACATCAAAGTCATTTTTACCATTAAGAATAAAGATATCAATTTGATCCTCTAGATCGGCAATAAGTTGTTCAATCTTGTTATTAATCTTTTCTTGAACAGAAAGAACAGGCTTCACAGTCTCAACAGCACTAACTTTTGGTTTAGCACTATCAATAAGACTTTGAAGCCTGTTAACAAATTGTTCTTTAATAGTATCGGGTAGAGTGCCACCATTCATAATGATACGGCAATTCCAGCCAATATTCATAAGTTTGACTGGCTCAACAAGATTGATTTGAGCAAGGACTTTCTTATTTACCTTTTTGTCTTTTAGATATGCAACGACAAAAGCTTTGGCAGCATCTACATCATAGAAATAATTGTACCAATTATAAGCACGAATAAGATCACTATTACTAGATTTGCTAGATATAGTCGGCTCATCACCCATATACCTTTCATCGATCAGTGTCATTCTAGCCATGTGTGTCTCTCACTTGATTTCTGTAACATACTATACCAAACCGAAGTCCATGTCAACACACATAACTATGCTTTTATGCATATCAGGTATGCTTGGACTGCTCGACAAAATCTTCAAAGTTGTAATCTGTGAAGTCTGGAATGAGACATGCACCGTCTTCGGACCAGTCTTTTTGTTCTTCAATTCTAAAAGCCTCGTCCCATGCAGTCTCTAGATCAGTATATACAACCGATTCACCAAAGTATTCTACAATCATTTCTGAATTAGGTAGATATCGTCCGGTACTTTCTATATATTGTCCATAGATGTTATCGATTGCTTGACAATGAACGATACGGAATTCTGGTCCATCTGATCCTGTTGTTTGTAGAATATATGTGCCATTATCTGCTGACATTACTTCTCCTTCATTCAATTTTTTCATGATACCATACCATATGTGAGTTGTCCTGTAGAAGAATTAGATTATCTACAGGAATAACTCGGACATTAATAAAATCACCGTATTTTTGTTCGGTTAGAATATCACGTCGTTTTTTGGCTCTTTCTTGAGAAGTCCAGATACTATCTACTTCTGATCCTTCATAATCATAGCCAACTGAAACAACATAGACATGTGACATTACTTCTTCCTATTTTTCGTCATTGATTTACGTTTCTTAGATCCGATCTTACGCCGGCCTGTACGTGGTCGATTTTTATGGGGATGCGGCATTCATTATCTCCTTATGCAAATGATACAGATTTAATCGAGTCAATACGGAAAGACCGCCATTCACCCTTTTCGATATCCCACACTGGAAGGACATCTAGATTTTCTTTACGTGTTGATTTATTTTCTTCAAATGTTGGTAGATGATTTTCACTTAGAGTGCACTTCATTTGCCGTAGTGTTCCATCAGTCTTAGCAAATGTAACAGTGGCAATTGTTTCACGGAGTTTAGTCTTTAGCTGGTCACGAGACATATTGAATTCTCCATCAGAGTTCATTGATATAGTCCTCAACCTTGAAGTTTGCACTTTTCAACATGTGAACAATATACATTTCACATAGATGAGTTATAACACATGATAGATAAAAAGTCAAGCTCAATTCTACTTTTGGATAGTATAAAATGAACATACCAAATTGAATAAAGATAAGAATCCAGACGAGTTTAAAAATAAGATAGAGAATAGTGAGACAACGCAGAGGGTTATCTCTCAGTCTCATAATTGATTGCTTTCGATCAAATTGCGAAGACCTTCATAATTGCCCACATAGTTTCCCTCATGGAAGATTTGAGGAACAGTGAGTCGATCAATTCCTCCCATTTTAGCTCGGAGTTCTTCTTTGTCATAATCAATTCCAAGTTTGAGTTCATTGTATGGTAGACCTTTCATTTCTAAAAGTTCCTTGGCCTTTACACACCAAGGACAATTATCTCGACTATAGATTATATATGGTGTCATACTTTTCTCCCGAGACTATTTAATTCTGCTGCATCAGTAACATACATAACTGGACCTTTATTATAAGCAGGGGCAACTCGTTTCTTCTTTTCCTCAGCAGCAGCAATAACCTCAGGTTTCTCTGTTGATCCTGCTTTCCACTTATAGTCATCTACAGATTTCTTGAAACCATAGCCTGGAATAGTGTCAGATGTTGCAGATGTCTTTACTGGAACTGAAAGATCAGACCAGTTAGATGAACTACCACGCAATTTAGTTCCTCGCATCACTGGCTTTACACCTTTTGAAGCAAGGAACTTTCTATGATCTTCTTGTGCTTGAAGAAATTTCTTAGATGTGTTTTTTTTCTTCTTTGATCGCTGATGTGTATAGATTAGCATGATTTATCCCTCAAATGGAATCAAAGACACGAAATTCCCACATCTGACATGCTTCGTTCCATTCATAATATGTGATCCACCATGAAACAAGTTCAGCAATTGTCCAGTTCAACAAATGATGACCCTTGATTCCATGTTGATCTTTATATGCATAATAGCAGGTCTCTCGGAGGCTGTCAACATCAGAATGCATCAACTTATCAACAGCCTGATCCTTAGTGAGCATCTGTCTCTCCGTCTTGATTCAAGAATGTCACAATACACGGTTCTGGATCACTTGTCTATCACTATTTTTGCATAGCAGTTATGCGGATTTGAGATGAGTCCTACGAATCTTTGCTGATACCCAAAAGTTATAGTAAGTATCAAGTAATAAACAGTCTCTCACTAGTATTTCTTTAGTTTCATGATAAGAACACCATCCTTTAGACTTGCAAAGATATAGTATAGTTTTAGTTATACTGTGTCCTGCTTTGATGTCTTCATTGAGTTGTTCATTAGATCCAGTATAAGTGATCCAATCTGATGCAACTCTTTTACGTTTCTTCTTTTTGTCTTTCTGATAAGTTTTAGACTTAGTGAACAATTTCTTACCTACATAAGATTTACCAGAAGTATGATTAGTAATAACATAGACAAAACCAACATTATCACCAATCATATCTTCTGTGAATTCTTGATCATTATAAAGCCACATAATAATATACTCCCGTATGTTTCAACGAGAGTATATAGATTACTTAGGAATCTTCTTCTTCATTTGTCTCTGTAGAATCACTATAGATTTCAGCGGAACAAAATGGACAAAATTTCGGGTATCCAGAAGTATCATCCAGATTATAGACTAGTCGGTATAAAGATTCGCACTCCTGACATTCTTTATTTTCTATTTCCTTTGACATTTCTTTTTCCTCTAAATAATCTCACATCCACCAGCAGCCGAACAAGCCAATTCTTGTGATGCTATTGTTGTATCTGTCTTTTCATAATCTGCTAACTTAGTCCAATCAACATCTTTAGGCATCTTGGCTAATAGTGCTTCATATTCTTCTTTACTACAATCTTGATATGGTGCCTGTACATAAACATGCTCTGAATAAGGTAAGAAGGATACACCACTCATCTCTTCAAAATGATTCCATACCCATGCACCAACTTCTGGCCATTCGTTTTCTTTAACTGTAACTGTAATCGATGGCTTATGTTCACACCAATGCCGCTGATAAGTTAGCCAAAGTTCTAGTTGTTCAATAGCACTCATATCTTTCCTATATATAGCATTCTCTGGTCCCTTCATTGGAAAAGAAAACACATAAGTATGATCTGGCTTGGTTACATCATCTTCTACAGGAAATCCAAGATCAATCATCATCTTTGCTAGTGGATCTTTCTTATCTGCACGGACAGTACGGATGTAATAAGGAGCATGTCGAGCATGAATACCAGAAGCTGAATCAACCAACTGAGATACTGTTCCAGAAGGTTTAACACAAGTAATAGCAACAGACTGTGGAATACTAATCTTCGTTGACCATTCCTTGTTTGTTTTTACCGAGATTTCTCTAAGGATATCAAGTGTTTGTTCCAGTAAACCTGCCTTGCCATTTGTATATTCATTATCAGTAATACCAGTTAGAGATACTCCAAGAAGTCTTTCCTCATCACAGTTCTCTTTCCACTTCTTGGAAATGTACTTAAAGTTTGTTAATGTACTTTGAATAGTACCTAGAATAGTGGCAAGTTTTACTTTGCGAGATAGAGTATCAGGAGTATCTGTATCACGAACAACAACTTCGGTTAGATTGCAGAATTCCCTAGAACGCAAAATAATCTCGGAACATGGATTGGTACCAAAGTCAAAGTTAGGATTCCGACGATCATATTTCTCTGCTTGCTTTTGTGATGCTGTACGAGAGAAGATACCACGTTCACCAGACCTGGACTCATACAGAGATAGCCATTCCTTCATAAAGATACCAACGTCAATCTTTTCTTTAGCCACAAATGAATTATTGGCTAGAGCACGTTGAACATTATCTTTCCACCACTCACCTGATTTGGCCATTCTCATCCGATCATCCGAAAGGTCTGAGAGAGAAATCAATGCAGACCTACGAACACCACCAACAACTACGATTTCGGCAATCTTACAAACGATATCATGGCATTCGAGTGTAGTAAGACGACGACCTGCTGCTTTCTTGAATGTTGCAGTACAGAATCGGAATAGAGAAACAAGTGGATCAGGACCAGAAGCTCGTCCACCAAATGTCTTCAATGGAGCACCAGCAGGACGAACCTTAGATACGTCCCACTTTGGAATCTGACCGGCATAAAGAAGATGAATAAGTTCTTTGAGTGCTTTAGCCCATCCGAGTTTGCTATCTGCTACTTGAATGGTAGTTTCTGTTTCATGGAATTCTTCTGCAACCAATGGAAGTTGCTCTGTGAATTTAGACTCTACAGAGAAACCAACACCAGTGCCATTCATGAGGATATAGAGGATCTCATCAAATGCACGAGGATTATCGACTGCAACATACGAGCAATTGCCAGTCAGAATACCTCTTTCAATAACAAAGTTGTGATAATTAGGAACTTCTACACAAAATACATTTTCAGTCCTGTTTGTTTGCTGCACTCCAACAACAGTTCTCTCCATTTGCATAGGAGTAAAATTATCTCGTTTTCTTTGAATAATGAAATCTTCTTTCATTAGAGAATAATTCCAGATTTTGAGATTTCTTGAATCTTTTTTTCTAATGCCAAAATTTGTTTGACTGGGAAGAATGGTAGATCCAGAAAAATAAACACCATACTTTGGCATAATTTTTCGAAGCCAAATTTCTTCTTTTGATCCGACACAGATGCTAACTTGTTTTTTACCAACAGTTCCATCTGCAGCCAGCCATCCTCTAAAGAAACCAACCATATAACTTTCAGTCTCGGTTTCTGAAGGAAGTTCTTTTAGTGAATGTGTCTTTGAAAAATTATCATACAGATAAATCACAGGATCTCCGTCATAAGAACTTGGATATGAAACTTTATAATCGGTAAAGTATGGAAGAAGTTCTTGTTGATCCGAACATAGGCGAATAATGTATCCTTTGGTCCTCTCACAAGAAACAAAAGAAGAATTACCACCTCTTTTATACTTTGTTCGAGTGCCATCACCATACACAAGGCCGTGAATAATACCTAACTTATAATCAATATCAGTATATGTTGGAAACCTTTTCCTTAAAACGAATGGAATTTTCATACCTTTCTTCAAGTTTTTGGTTTGAATTCGTTGATTACCAATAATCCAATCGTGATCAGGAGTGGCATAGACAGACTCTTTACCGTTATAACCAGTATATGTAAAATCTACCTTCATAAGATTTTGTTGGCCATAATGATTGACTTTTGTTTTGGACCATTCTCCATCGGAATTTAGAACAGAAATATCTTTACCAACAATTGAACCTATTTCAACATTACCAAACTCTTTAGTGAGAACTTTGGTCTCATATGCTAGGCAGTTATAGCCAGCAACATTTTCCCTCTTGAGTGCTTCACCAGCCGTCATAAGACACCGCATGGAAGGCATAATCTCAAGATTTAGAACAGCATCACGGAGTTCTGATCTAGTCTTAGGATCTAGATTAAACTGATTATTTTCCCTAAGATGTTCATCAAAGAAATTGAAATATCGATCTACAGTTTCTACCCAAGTTTCACGACGGTTTTCTTCTGGAAGCCAACGTGAATATCTGGAAAGATGGATGAACTCTGAATAAAGTGAGGGAAAATAGTTGCTTGGCATATAGTCTGCTCCTGTTTATTGATTTAGTTCTTTGAGAAACGAAAACTGATCACAAAGAATACTCCAGCATTCTTTGGCAAGTTCTTGGTGTTCTTTTTGTGTTCCATTACCCATACGAAGTTGACACCAATGGATCCAACTTCTCAGAGTACCGTTCATATATAGACGACTATTGGTTATACCTTCTGGCAAAACTGATCTTGCTTGTTCTTTAGCAACACCATTCTCTATTGCCCACTTATAAGCTTCTTTTGCTTTATCTAGCAATTCATCTTGCTTAGTTATCCATTCTAGTTTCAGTGCATCATCATCTGTTTCAATGCTGTTTTGTCGATTTTTTTTATCTTGAAGTCGGGCTTCTCTGATAGTAAATCCTAATTGACTAGGATCAGCATAACGTTGGCTAAACTCTTGAAAACTAAAGGATCTATGTCTTAAAATCTGATGTGCAATATCTCGTGTAGTATTAATCTCAAATACTACGTTTACCATCTCAAAAACAGACCAATGCTGATTCTTAATACAATATGCTAGAAGTTTACTTGATGTTTCTGTATTAAGTTGATTAGTTGGATTAGACACACGAGCACAATAAGCAATCATATCTTCTGGTGTCATAGAGATTTTGCCGCCATGAGATGGATCTGTAAATGCACCATATACTGGTTGAGATACTGAAATTAATTGCACACTCATATTATACCTCACATTTTTTCCATTGTTGAAACTGTAGTTCTGCTGTCAAGTCTTTATAGGTATGTGTATCTATAATACTTTTTACATCATGACCTGCCAGAATCATATCATTAATATCTTTCTCTTTGATTCTAGTTGGCCAGATGCAAACTTTATATCCTAACTTGATTGTCTTACTAATGTGCTTAGATACTTCTTTGTTCCTTGGTTCATTGTCAAATACAAACACATAATCTTTATCATCACCTAATACAGATACAATAGAATATAATGAAGCATCCATAGTAGCAACACAGTTATCTAAAAACATGCTATCAAATGGACCTTCAACTACATAGATTGGATCAGTATGGACCAATCGATTTATTCCATATACTTTTGGAACATCATCATTGGCTTTGATAGTAATATAACGGACTTTAGCATCTTTCAGTATAGCACGACCTTGAATACCAATCAACTCATTATTTGTATCATAGAAAGGAATAACGATTCTTGGTTCTTCTTTGATTAGTTTTTTACCATGATCAGGAAAAGTATCATCACAAAACTTAAGGAAATCATCCGCATAATATATATCATTCCATCTATCTTTGGGAATTTTACGAGATGCAATATACTTGGCTGCAGAATGATTAGGATTTAGTGATGCAATTGATGGAATAGATAATGTGGATTTTCGTGCAAATACTGGTTGAGTTTTGAATAGTGTGAAGTCTGGTTTAGGAGTGTTGGTATGACTTTCTTCTTTATATCTTTCCATCTGATAATGACAATATAGATGAGGGTCGAAAGATTTGAGGAAGTTACCAAAAGACATGGATAATCCACAGTTATGACACATGAATGACATATTAGGATTACTTTTAGCCTTATAGAAAAATCCACGAGTTTTTGTCTTATGTTTCTTGGAATCTCCGCATAATGGACAACGGAAATTCCAAAGATAGTCTTTTTTCTGTTTGAACTTTTCTAGTTTTGTAGATACAACGGAAATGTATTTACGGTCGATGATAAGAGACATGCTATTCCTTCTCCACAAAAGGAGTCAAGTATATAGCATGTTTTTATGGATGTCAATGAAAAAGTTTAGACAGACCTGTTAGGTTAGTAAAGAGCCATACACCAAGGACTATGGCACCCATGACCATATATCTCCACATATCTATCTCACCTATTTTTTTATTGAGATTGATATTTATATTATTGATTTCATCACGGAGTTGCTGTCTTCCATTGACAAGCTCAGCCACAATATGAGACTGTGACTGTTCAATTTTTGTTGTCAATTCCGAATTCACTTTAGAGATTCTATCATGTAGTTGTTCAATATCTTTGTTATGTTCTTTCTGTATGTTGTCCAACTTAGAATCTACTTCTTTGTTGATAGTTTCTTGTGAATTGATTTTTTGTTCTTGCAGGGAAACAATCCTTGTTAGGTTTGAGGCCACATCCTGCATCTTATCTATAGTTGAGTCCATTTTCTCACAAAGACGTGTGATATTACTTACATCTTTTTTAACTAATGCAATATCTAATTTATAATCACCACAATCTTTGCAAGGTTCAGTCATCTTACTTTGTTCCTACCATATTTGGAAATGCCCTTCTTAACATACCAATTATAAAAGTTCTTCGATCACTTTGCTCTTGATTATTTTTCTTATGTCTTTTTCTTGATGCTAATGATACACCTGGCTCACCTTTGGAACCAACACCAAGTCCAGCAATATTACCAGAACCTGTTGCATTTGCTGGTGCTTCTTCACTCAATCTATTTTTTCCTCTTTGTGTTCCTAATCCATTCAGTGCAGTTCCTTTAGCACCAGATTTTGCCCACCAGTTATCATCAGGTTCATCCAGGACATGAGTACTATTATGTCCATCAATATATTCTTGAACGGAATTTCTATATTCCTCAGCACCTTGGACAACTCGTTGGATATGAGAGTTATCACTGTCTTCCGAAGTAGCAGGAGTTCCAGAGACATCACCGAAGCCTCTGACACCGATTCCTGCTGATACATTACTTTCTTTTACAAATGATTTGAATGTGTTCATTTTTCTCTTGACAAGTGCTTGACTCAGTGATATAAAGGCTATGTAGCCGTTTCAATGAGTCTTCTTATATACTTCTTAGTGTCTTAACTATATTCCAGTCTAACTGAATAACATTTGTATTTATGTTTCTTCCTCTTATGCCAAGAATCATACTAGGTAATAGATTGAGGAATAAAAGAAAAGTCTTTAGTACATCATAGTCTGATTCATCCATTTTATAGAATAGAATCCTACTAGTTGCTTCTGCACCAAAGACATTAGATAATACTATAATATGATTAAGTATAAGTCTTTCTTTTAAATCAGATGTTGCTTTATACTTCTTTATTAGTCTTTTGATATACTTGATACGTTTCAGATCATCATTGAATTCACTAATAATACAATTAGGAGTATTATAATTCTTCATTGCATAGATTATAAAGTTATCATCAGTTAAATTATCAAACATTACTTATTTTTTATTGTCCTTAGCAACGGCTTCCAATTCTTTAGCAGCATAATCCATTCCAAGTTCTTTTGCTTTCTCAGCACGTTTTAAGATTTTTTTTTTACAGAATGTTTTTCCGCTAATTGACGAACATAATTTACTGTTTCGCTTACTTGTAATCCTAAATTCCGTGCAGTTTTTTTAGTTTTACTTGTTGGTTCTTTTGTTGATGTTGATGGATTTGATAATAATTGATGAGAAGGTTTTGGTGTTGATCCAGGTTTATCTGGAAGATTTACAGGCTCAGGTTTTGGTGTATCGCTTCTGTATGGAAGATTTACATGACTATATTCCGATGTTCTAGGTTCTCTACCTTTCATGAAATCTGCTAAAGGACTATCAGGAGCTTCGTCTCTTGGTACAGGTTTAATTCCTACAAAAGAATCATTACCTTTTTGCGTCGATGGTGTTTCTGCTGGTGTCCTTTGTTGAATAGCATTTGGATTAACAATTTTTGGTGGTTGATTTGCACGACTTGCATTATAATCAATTCTATTCTTTTCAAATCCAGATTGTGTTATAGGTTTATCAAGTTCCGCTTGTGTGGGATGAATAGAACCCATATCTTGAGTACCTTTAAAAGGATTATTTTCTTCTCTCACTGGACTGTCTTTGATCCATTTTTTTACATCCCAAGATGTAGGTTTTTTACCGTCTGTGCTTTTTTTACCGTCTGTGTCGCCTAATGCTTTTAAAAACCGATCTTTTTTTGTTGGTAATCTTACAACTTTACCTTCTTCAAGTTTCTTTTTCATTTTGATTTTATTAAGAACATTATGACCTATTGAACAGTTACCCATGTTTTGTGCTGGAGCACCTGAGATTTGTTTATAGCCAGTTTCATGGCCAGCCATCTTTACTGATTCGGAATCTTCATCTATTTTTTCTTTAGATTTTTTTCTTTTTCTATTTCTAAATGCTGCAACTGCGTTAGCAAATAAAGGCAAACCCATTCCCACTGCTGTATATGCTGGATTTCCACTTAATGCTGATGCTGTTAATCCTGCTAAAGCTGGAACAACATATCCCGAAATATCTTCATCTAATCTTTCATCACGGTCATCTTCCGCATCTTCATCATTGATTTCATCTTCAACATTATCAACAAGATCATCTAATTCTTCATTTGTAACAATCTCACAGAAGATATCAAAGAGACCTTTATCATTCATTTTATATTCAAAATAAAGATTCAATGATGTATCCATTCTTGTAACAACATCACCATTATCTCTCATTCCTTTGACATCACCAAACTGGTTAATATCAAATACTTCTACACCATGATCACCTTCTAAGAATGTAGTCTTAGGGAGGAAGATGTGATAGTAAGCCAAGACTTTTCTGACTTTCTCAAGAGCAATATAAGGCGTGATAAAACATTGCCCGAGAGCTCCATTAAGTAGAGTGTTGATGTTATCTCTGACCGCTGGATCATGTACATCAATTACGCCTCGATCTACATATGGCGCAATATCTACTTCTTCCCTAAGATTCCTTGTCATTTTTTTCTCTTTCTAAATTAGATACCAGTAAATAGAACGTTATCTCTTGGATCATCACCAGTGATTGAAGCCATAGCAACTAGAACTTCTGTTTTGATTCTACCAGCACGACCACCAAGAGTTACTGATAGATTAGGCCATCTTGTGTTTGTTCCATTGGTTCTGACATTGATAGCAGAAGCATTTGACAAACCAGAACCACCATTAGAGATAGTAATAGTTGAGATAGCATTCCAAGCAGAGTTAGTTGAATAATTTTGTAGAGTGTTCTGTGAATTAGCAATAGTAAACGAAGCATTAAAGTTTCCATTACCAGAACCTAATGCTGAATTATCTGTTAGAAGGAGATAACCATTAGCATTGATACCTGCACCACCATCAGTGATTGCAATAGAAGATACTGGACCTGTACCATACTTTACAGATACCCAACCAGAATGTGTTGTTTTTTGTGGTTTGCTTGCAGAATTGGCCATTTCACCAGTAGAAATACCCATAACCATACCATAAAAAGTGTTGGTATTTGCTGCAGTACCATTAATTGTTGAGTTAGAATAAGCATTAGATGTGTTCGCAAAAACAGGCTTCTGGTTACCTGTAGCATTATCAAGATTTCCCCATAGTGGCATAAATTTTACTCCTGTTTTTATTATTATTTATCTTTGCTGTTGAATCGAATTTACTTCAGGTTTCATATCGATAATTTGTTCACCACCAGTATCTGTTTTGACGACAATTTTATCTTTTATTGCTTCTTGTGCTAATTTTACACCAGACCCATATCTACCTACCATGGACAGATGAGTTTTGGCTTTTTTATATCTCTGTCCATGGCTTTCGGCAAGATTATTTCTAGCAATTTCTTTAATCATTTCAACAAGTTTTGATGTTCTCATTATTAACCTTTCAAGAATCTATTTCTTACAAATGATTCAAGTGATTCTTTGATTTGCTTTGATTCTCTAAAAACTGACATTCTTTCACCAGAAACTGCGGTGCCTCCAAATGCCTGTTGAGCAAGACTTGGTCCAGAATCAGAAGATGCAGCAGGTCTTGGTGCAGGCCTTTGTGCAGGCCTTTGTGCAGCAGGTTTTGATTGTGCTGGTGCCGCTGGTGCTGGTGCTGGTGCTTCCGCCGTTGCCGCTGATGCTGGTGCTGCCGCTGGTGCTGGTGCTGGTGCTTCCGCCGTTGCCGCTGATGCTGG